CCACCAAGTCCTCGACAGCTCTGCGGTAAACGGTCTGGTCAAAGTCATTCCAATCCAGCGTAAGGGATGTCGCCAGCTGAGCAGCAATTTCAGCGTTGGTCTTCATGTTTTGCTCCATGAAGATTTCCGCCTCTTCGGTCGTGTCGGGTAAAATGTCTGGGTCAATCTGAGGCTGAAGCCCCATAGCCTTGGCCTCCTTGAGAAGCTCCTTGTCTTCGATTGATGCTTCGATAGCGGCGCGTGCCTCGTCCTTTTCCCCCTTACTCACAGGGTCAATGGCATCAATAGATGGATACGGTTTTCTTGACAGGATTCTGTTGACTACAACTTTGACGAACTTCGGCACGATAGGCACCGGACTCCAGTCAAGGTTGAGCAGCGTGCCGTCGCCATTGTTTGGGTCGAGCGCGTTTAGAATCTGCTTGTACACAGAAGTGTCCTGAGTCCCGTTTGCGTAGTCACGATTCTTTTCGAAATCGTGCAAGCGTTGTCTCAGCAGAGAGCCGGAGTTGTCGCTTTTTCCCCACTGGCTTTCAATAGCTTTCGCATACTTCAATCCATAGGAGCGGTCTGATTTCTCTAGTGGTGACGCAAAGGGGTCTGGGAAATTTCCGTATTTGTTATTTTTGCTCCCTTGGGTCATGAAATACTTTGTTGGACTCAAGTGCAAATATAGTCATACCGGGGAAGCGTTAGCTCAGCTTGTATCGGCGGAAGAAAACCTTCTCATCAAACTGCTTCTTCTCCACCTTTGGCTTGACTTTTTGTGCCGCTAACAGTGCAAGACCAGAGCTAATAGAGAGGTCGTACTTGGTTCTTTTGTCAATCTTGAATCCAATCCAGTCCTCTAGGGTTCTATTGAAATACATCTTGCCCGGCTCGCCTTGCTCATTCAGGCCAACGTACTTGTGGATGTAATCTTCTATGGCCGAGGCATGTGCCTGAATTACATCCTGAGAGTTTGAGGGGATACCTTTTGTCTTGACGTTTGTGGATGATGAGGTTGACCTCAAGTGGTCAGGACGGTCCATCACATAACCGTCGTAACCTCTTGACTCAAAGTGCCTTACAATCCCGTACTTGTTGTTCTCTATGAGCAACGGGTATCCGTAAAACACAGCGGCCATCAACACGTCCTCGTAGAAAATCTTTGCCATGGGTGGGCGGCTGGCGTACTCTGCAACAAACATGTTGCTCGCCGCGTCCATGTTGAACTTGTTGTAGATGTGGCAAGCACCCTTGGATGAGCGGCTATCTACAGTTGCGTCAAGGTCATAGGAGTCAACTCCGCCACACCCCATGTGTGGGTTTGGTGGCACGCGCTTGTTCCTGTTCATGGACATCACGCTTCTGTTCTCTTGGTCAGGCATCCACGACACATACCACCTGCCCTGATGGTTCGGTAGAAACACGACCTCGGTGTCGGGCACACCGCCCTTCCACTGGAAGTTGCCCCTCACCACTGGGTTTGGATACAGCGAATCGTTGTGTTCTATCTGCTCGTAAATCTTTCCGATGTTGAACAGGCTGCCCTCGACACTATCCCGGAAGGCTTCGTCGGGCGTGAACGGAAACTGACGGATGATTTCGTTTAGCTCCTTAGCGTCATTCTTCAAGGCATCCCTCTCGTTTTTCAGAAACGTCTTAGACCCAAACGTCATCATGTCCCCATCAAGAGTGGGCACTTCTTTTTCTGGGTCTTGAATGATGGGGTTGCCGTGAACGTCAAAGAACCCCTCTAGGGCTTCGTAGGCTGGGATGAATAGACGGTAGAGGCCGGAGGTAGTTCTACCATTAGCGTTCCTCTTTGTCGGGTCTGAGTCTTTCCAAAGCTGCTTGTATTGCGAGCCACCCTTATCCATCGGATTGACGGTGCTACCGACAAGTGCCTTGCCGACAATGCGACGGCCAACGATAAGACAAGTACGTTCAATGCGCCAAGCCTCGCGGATGTCAGAAGGCTTTTCCCACTTGCCTGCCTCATCCATGTACAGCATGTGAAGCTTCTCACCATCGTAAGCATTGTTGGTGGTGTTCTTCCAGTTTAGCACTGTGTTGAGCGCGTCACCAACATACGATGTTTTGTTGTTCTTCGTTATCCTTTTAGATGGCTCGCGGAACGCCAGCTCCATACGCGGGTTCGTGGTACCGTCCTGAATAGGCTTGAAGAAAAAAGGGTAGTGACGAAACATCGACACCACCTTCTTCATGAAAATGTTTTCCTGAGCGTCTTTACCAGTCTTCGACTGAATGCCCAGAAGCTTGTCTTTAACCTGAGTAGCCTCGTCCAGCAGAACAGAGGAACAGATATTAGTGTAACCAGAGCGGCGACACTTAGTGTAAAGCTGGCCAACGCAGCGCGGGTCAACTTCGCAAGCAGCCATGTGAAGGAAAATGTCTCTTTGGAATCCCAGATATGAGGGGTAGCCAATGTCAATCTTCGTCCACTGGAGGAGCATGTAGTGTCTCCCCGTGATAAACGTAGGCTGACCCTGATTGTAAAACCAAAAACCTTCCCTGCGCCTTCTAAATTCTTCCTCGATAAATGGACGAAACTTTTCTCGAAACTCCTTGGGCGTTTCGGCCCACTCATCCATGCTTCGAATACGGGACAGTTCTGATGGCATAGGTAGCCTTTCCCACATCTGCATACTTGCCTCCAAGCCTTCTCCTTTGATTCCCCTCTTCGGAGTCTCTGGAAGACCAATGAGAATCCCACCAAGCTCCACGACATCTCCGAGTGTACCGTTGGGACAAATCTTGATAACCTCGTCATCATAACCATCGACTTTTTCTAGGACACTCATTTGCTAAACTTCTCTGCGAAGCCGCCGGAGTAATCCTTTTCTTGTTCAATACTTCCGTTCGACTTCAAGTCCTTTACCATCTGCTCAAGTCTCTGTCTTTCAACCAACAGCTCCTTGCAGTCAACGGCAGTTTGCTTGATTGACTGAAGCTCAGCCTTCCGTGCAGAGCCACCAGCCTCAGGGTCAACAGGACGCTTGACCTCATCAATCATGTTGTTGATGGCAACCTCCATAGACTTCATGAGTCGCTGAGCCGCGCTAATCGTTGTGAACTTAGTTGCGGACATACAGCACGTCATCATCAGTCATACGATACACGATGCTGTCGTCGTCCAGCTTCATCTTGTAATCCCTGTCCGGGAGGAACCCGACAACATCACCCTTCTTTACACCCTGCTCAACCATGTATTGGGACGGGGTGACAATCCTTGCTTCCAGCTCTTTTTTCTCTTCGAGAGAAACGACAACAATGCCAGCATCTGTTACCTCCTCATCGCCCTCTTCCTCAAGCGGCTCAAGAAACACCCAGTCGGCAAGCATGTGTAACTCGCCCTTAGAATCACGATACGCGATGGCGTGACTCCCTCTGGGATTCTCAAGGTCTAAGACAGCCATGTAGATGCCGTCGTCGATTCTAAGGTTGTCACTCTTGGTGACGTGGTGGTGAAAGAAAAGGGTGTCGCCTTTCTTTACTCCCGTCTTAACCTGAACAGGAGTAGAAACAACACGCCCATAACAAACGCGATGCTCAAACTCGTTGAATCTTGTGTCAAGGAAAAGTTCTTTACCCCCTACTGTTATCGTGCCTGTTGTTTTCTCAGGCACCTCAACAAAGAAGTGCTTTAGTGCTTTCATTCAAAATTACAATCGTACTCAATTAGAATAGGCTGATTCTCAACCGTCTTCCAAATATACGTTGAATCTTCGTCCTCTAGGTAAACGTGGTATCTCCTTACATTGTACTTGTACAGCGATGCCTCGTCTTCTTTGATTGCACACACTCGGGCTGGCCCCGCTTTCATTCCGACGTAATACGCCATTGCGTCCTTGGGGTTTGGCCCAACGACAATCTTTCTAATTAGGTTCATGATTTTAGTTTAGGTAAAGACCCGGGAATGGGTCTTCCTCCTCGTTTACTGAGAAGGCTTGTACTTGAAGGGTCATGAACTCTTCAAACTCATCTGGGTCTTTACAGTTGTGCCCGTAGGCTAGGCTCCACCGATTCTCGGTTTCTCCTTCTTCCTCAAGAAAGCCAAACGCAGCACTGTAGACCAACTCACCCGAGTGCTTGTACTTCTCGGTAATCTCTTCAATACGCTCCATAACATCAGCGACTTCAGAGAACATTGCTTTCTTCAGAATATCATCCATGGCATTAAGTAGTTGAAAAGATGGAACAGCTAGATGCGGCACCACTTGTTGAAAGATGAGCGGTGACCATCCAGAACTCCGTGTCAACAGCGATGCACTCAATCACGTCTCCAGCTTTTCCGCCAGTGGTTGCGGCATCACTGTCTAGCGTAATGGTGTTGTTGCTACCGCTCTTGGCTTGGTTTTGAATCGCCCTTGCGCTACCATCAGTCTTGTCAAGTGTAGCCTTTCCAAAGAACTTGTCTCCACTGCCGGCCTTAATTGTGTAGGCGGTTCCCTTTTCAGTTGACACAATGAACTTTACGTTGTCTCCAGCAGAGGAGATGGCAGGTAGGTTGATGACACCGCCATTGATTGAGTTACCATCCAAGAGGTAGACCTTGCTCCCGTCACTGGCCGCAATGCTCCCAGCTGCTGATAATTCAGAAATGGTTGGCACCGAAGAGTCGGCAGTAATTGTAATCGTGTCTGTTGCGGAGTTTCTCGAAAGAGTGATTCCGCCACCTGCACTGAACGTGACAGTCTTACTAGTTCCGGTAGATTGAGCAACAGTAATTTGTGGGCTTGTAGTTCCCGAAGTGGTAGTCGTGACGGTAGCCGCTGATGGGAATGTCCTCTTCTTGATAGTACCATCGCTGGCAATAATCAAAACATCTGTTTCGGTTCCGGTGGTCAGACTACTTGGACCACTGCCGATTTTGAGTCCAGCAACCTTTACCTCAGTCGTCGAAAGTGATAGAGCAGAGGCGTTCCCGCTACCGTCTTCAATTACCTTTAGACTAGATGTAAGGTTCGCTGCATCAGTGGTTTTCAAGAGCCCTTGATACGTTAGCTTAATCCTGTTTCCGCTAAGTGTTCCCATGCGATTAACTTTGTAGCAAATATACTACTAATGAGTAGACACCATCCGGCACGTCGGAGACGCAACTTCAGTAAACTAAACAAACGATACGTCAAGCGAAACGACCTCAAGAAACTCTCACTCGTCCTTAGAGATGTAAAGCTTAACTTCGACGTAGGGCTGGCTGAGGTCGAAGCACTTCTGTTCTGTTACGACTACGAGTTTTTCACCATCACTCATTTGGCGAATGCCATGAGCAGAAGCCGGAAGAAGCTGTACGAAAGAACCATACTGCCCCTGAAACAAAAAGGGTATGTAGAAGTAATACATCATGGTAAAGAGGTTGATTCTTACATCAACGCCTTATTCCATGAGAAGTCTGGTAATGAGCACAGGCTCGGTTTGTCTCAGTCGGGACGGATGCTTGTCCAGCGAATATACAGGAAGCTCGAAGGCGGAGAACCGATAAACCTTGAGGCTTAGTTCCCTGAACGAAGAGGTGAGTCGTAATACTCTGACTCGAACTTTTCGTTGTAGCCAAGAATCTTAGAGACGTAATCTCTAGTCTCAAGCGGCAATCTTTCTAACCAATCCAAAGAGTTGTAGATGTCCACCCCGTCTTCCCGTGCTTGGTTCAACGTGCGAACTACAGCTGTAGGGCCAAAGTTGTAGGCAGCAAGAGCCTTTGCAATCTTGACCTCCTCACTGCCCTTGTTCCAGCTCCTGTCTAAAAGGGACTCCATGTATGCACGCTGGGCCATCTTCGAATCCTCTGGGTTGAACGCATCGAAGTCTTCGGGAATCATTCCCTTTTCTTTCATGTAGCTTTCTGTGCCGGGCATAATCTGCGCAAGGCCACGCGCCCCAGCCGGAGACTCCGCAAGTGGATTGAACCGAGACTCTTTGAAGACCTGCCTGTCAAGAATCTCCTCAATGCTTTTCTCTCCGCTTGGCCT